CATAAGTTGTAAGTTACGTCTAGGTTTGACTCCTAAGTCATCCCCTCGGATTTTATTTAGAAGATAGTCCTTCACGTCTTCCATTGATTTCTCTTTTCCAAACGTCTATGCCCCAAATTGGAGCGGGTGGGTTATAAAGTGTGCGAGTGTCACACGTTAATGGATCATAGTTTGGTTTAATTCCGACTAAAAGCTCATACTCTTCGACAGGAAATATTTCTTTAAGATGATCCATTTCATCTCGATTACATTGAACCCAAGCAATGTAGTTAGGTTCTGCCTCTATTTGTTTGTAATAGATTTGCATAGGCGTATCATGCCTTTCTCTTTAAGAATTGTAAATGCTTCCATATATCGTTCATCTGCTTGAGTAACGACAACTTCGTTGATCCCAGATTGCAAGATAAGTTTAGTACACTCCATACAAGGCGCGAGCGTACAGTAGAGTGTGGCACCCAGTCCGTTGCCGCCATCACGAGCCAGCTTAGTGATAGCATTAGCTTCAGCATGAATAACATAAGGTAATGTAACCCCAGTAGTAGGATGCTTGCACTCATTAGGAAACCCCGTAGGAGTTCCATTCCAGCCCATCGAAATAATGTTTCCATCTTTAACAATAACTGCTCCTACTTTAGTGTCACTATCATAAGACATTTCACCAACTCGTTTAGCAATGTCCATATAAAGGTCGTCATATCTAGCTTGTTTTGCTGTCATTAGGTTTCTCCACGGCAGCAATAGCCTCAGACATTGGCCTGATTTTACCACCACCTTTTGAATCAGTGTTTTGAATCTTAATCGCCTTTCTGCGAATAGATTTCTTGTAGTTCATTTTGAAGTACCTCAATTTTATTTGCTCGCATCATAGCTTTACTACGATACTGATTACGTTCACTAGTAATGTGTTCAATAGTTGCTTTAGCAAGAGCTAACTCCTGCTGAAGCAATCCGATTTGGTGGTATAGTGCAGCTTCACTCATGCTACTACCTCAAAGTCAATTTCATTTGCGTTATGATAACTTAGTCGTGTAGTATCATGGTTGTATTTAGCACTTTCCGCTGGTCCAGTTTTACCTGTAAAGCGACTCTTAAGGACAACAAAGTTGATAGTATTACGTATCTGTTCGTCTTCATTTGCCATGTCTCTTGCAAAGCCAATGATGTCAAAAGAGATTTGTTTAATTGAGCCTGATCCTTTGATATCGTCCATAGAAGGAAGCTTGCCTTGTTCAAAGGTTGCGCCTCCACCTTGCACCTTACGAAGATGGCTAATAACACCCAACCAGATGTTATGCTTCTTAGTAAGCTTGAGCAAGTCAGACATAACTTTATCAATGGCTTCGTTACCAGTGTAACCTTCAGCACCTTCAGAGACCGCAATGGTGATATGGTCGAGGATGAGATATTTACAACCCATAAGAGCCATATACTCAATCTTATCAATAAGCGATTCATCACCCACAGAGCCTTGATGATCCAACAGAACAAGCTTTTCCGAACCGAATACAGCACGACTAGCCTCCTCTTGTTCTTCAATTGCTACATCATATTCCTGTAAGTTACGTTCAAGTTTCATTTGAATAAACTTTTCAGCAGTATCGCCAATGCTTTCTTCAAGTGATATCATGCCAACTTTATCGTTAGTCTTTTCAAGCAAGTCAAGTACAATTTCTTTAATAACTGTAGACTTACCACTGCCTGTACCCGAAGTAAACAAAGTGATTTCACCGAAACGCATTCCATTAGTTTTGTTATTAATCCCTTGTAAACATTCAGGATAACTTACAGACTCAGTAGCTTGTCTTGCAAGGTATTGTTCCCATACAGGATCATGGCCTACTACGATACCAGCAGGACTAAACGGTTGTGCATCCCAAATGACACGCATTACGCTATGATGTCCTGCTGCAGTGTAGAGTTCACAAGGGTCTTTAGCAGTAGTGCTTACTACTTTTACCTTATCAATACCAATAATGTTAGCAGCTTCTTTTATTGCTTTCTTACCTGCTACATCATTGTCAAAGAACAATACGACTTCTTCGAATGATCTAATCCATTCTCTTGCTTGCAACAAACTTTTAAGGTTGCTTGCTGACGCAACAGAAATGACAGGATAGATCTTGTTATAATGATCCAACGAGGCCTGTGCAACGGACATGGCATCGAACTCGCCCTCTGTAATGACAAGCCGTTTGCCTCCCATTCCAAAGCTTTGACAACCGAAAGGCCAGACATCTTTAAAGTCTCCTACTGTTTTAAATTGTTTTGGCAATGTGCGTGTCTTGTAGGCAACAAGCTCACTGTCTTTATAGTACGGATAGTTATAAGCAGTAATATTTCTATTGCTGTCATAGTTAACACGTACACCATAGTGTTCTGCAATTTTGCGAGTGATACGCCGATCTTCTACGCCACGACAATCACCCAAATTAGCCTCAAACAATTCAAGGCTAGTATTATTAATGTCTAGAGGCATTTCCTCTTCCTTTCCTACAGATTTTTCATAATGGTTACACACAAAGCAGTAACCGTGTCCATCATCATACAAAGTAAAACCATCACTGCTAGGACAAGCAGGGCATTTAGTTTTACCTATCTCTTTACTCTCCGTATATTCTATCTTCTTTGGCATTACGAGCTTCCTTCCTGCGGTTTCTCGCTCTATCTGATTTAACTACTCGATTTGCTTTCTGGTTTTTCTCAGCTAGCATATCAAGCAATAGCTCATCCCATTCTTCTTCTTCTGGCTCTACCTTTTTATTAGGAATAACCTGTTGAGGTGGAATAGAATTATAATATGGATTACGCCGTTTCATTGTACTCCTCAATAAACGTTTTAGTGAGCATCCATTTCTCACTACCTAATGTTTTGTTAAAGAAAAGCTTTTCGCCTTGTGTATCAAGTGCAGTAAGAACATTAAGGTCTACCTGCCATTTAACTTCCAAGTAATTTAAAGCTGACTTATCTGGTGCCTCACAAAGAATTTCGTATTCAAAGTGTTCAGGGTTGTCTGAAACCTTTTGAGCAGTTTCTACACCGGAAGATGAATAAGTTTTCCAATTAGACTGCCTTACACGTTTACCTTTGCTATAGTTCCAGTATGACTTTTTACCTACATAGCCTTTGCCTGTTGCTTTCTCACGAATAAGATAGACAAAGCCCTCCTTCTCATAAGGGTGTAATTCAAAGTCACAAGACCATTGACCTTTAGCTAGTGCGTCTGCGCCAGTAGCTTTCCAGGCTTTCTGATCAAAAGCTACACACACAGTACTACTGCGAGGATTAACCCAAACAGTTAAGTCACCCTCCCAGCCTTTCTTTAGTCCCAATTTGGACCTAAGATTAGACTTACACCTAATCTCACCATGCTCTTCGGTGTAGATACCAACCCAACCGCCGCTATCTACTTTAGATACTTCCGTTACGATAACATCTTCATAACGTTGATGATCTTCTGTATTGCTAGTCATGTTACACCTCAAAGAAATCATCTTTGCTGCGAAGAATATGAATACCATTCGCAGTTTCTAACAATTTCTCTTTCCAATTAACTACACCATATTTAGCTCTGTAAGCTGCAATAACACGCTTCTTACGCCGACCCATAGGCACACCTGCAAGCATCTTTTCTGCTTTCTTTGGACCGATTTTAGGTAGTCCGGGCAAGTTATCTGTAGGGTCGCCTTTAAGCATTTGTAACCAGTAAAGAAGTTCTGCGCTATCAACATCTATTTCGTAGAATTCTTCTTTCTTAGGATTAAAGTGCTTTCCTGGAATACAATCAAGGTCTTTATCGATATGTACTACAGTAAACTCTTGGTTAAGTGAAGCACATTCGGTAGCTTTAATGCGTACCATATCATCTGCTTCCATACCATGAGAAGGAATTGCCATTTCCTTTTCAATAATCATTTCCATTAATGGCCTGAAATACTTAGCTTTTTCTGGCGGTTCTTTACGATTTGCTTTATATTGAGGACAAAGCTTATAACGAAAGTTATCTTTACCTCCGCAATAAATTACTGTTTCATCAGCCCA